CCATGATTTGTTGTTCTGACATTATCTGTCCTTTCACTAGGGCCACCGTAGCCATGTTGGATGGGGGATGGGTAGCTAGTCATATTGGTGGTTTATTTATTTTTTACGTGAAGCCAATCCACCAGACTTCATCATTCCTCTACGTGGGTCATTTGCATCAGGGTCTTCTTTAGGTTTATTCATTTGCTCTTGTGCTTTAGCTACACTTTGTATTGGGGTCATACCCTTTTGAACAAGACCTTGTTCTTTAAATTTTTTTGCTGTTTCTTTAATTAATTCTTTTTGTTGAATTATATTTTTTTCTTTTTTCTTTCTATCTTTTTTTCTTTTTGTTCTCATGGCTGTAACAGAGCTAGGTTTATCTGCTACTACACCTGCTGATGTAGTATCTTTTATAACAGGACTAGACTCTAATATTTCATTTGTTTGATCTTCTGCTGATCTAATATTAGTTCTTCCTTTATTTCTTCCACGTAAATTAGAAGTTTGCGTTTGATCTATAACATTTGTTACGTTATTTAACGTATCTAAAGCAGTTTGTGGATTTATAATACCTTCTATAGAAGAACGTAAATCTACATTTGCAGTAGTAGTATCTACAGGTTCAATGAAACTTAATGAGCCTGTATCACCTTTATCTCCACTAGATACACGATCTATATCTGTATCAAATGTCTGTTCTGTTATTTGACCTGCCATTCTATTTAGTTCGGAAGGTAGACCAGATTCATCTGTTTCTAGTTGTATGGTATCTTCTTCTTTAGGTTTAGTAATACCTTCATTTACTGCTTCATCTATAGAACCTGCCATTGATAATTTTTCTATTTCTGCATCTGTAGTCTCTGCATTAACTTTACCTGCGTCAACTATTTTCTTATCAACTTTAGCTGATTCTTCAGTACCTTTTTCTATTCCAAGTAAAGATTTAAAAGCATCTACTACTGTACTCTGTGCTTGTTCAAGTACACTCTGTCCTTCTGGTGACATACGTTTTTTAACTGCTTTTAATGCAGCAACTGAATCTGTTAGCCCTGCTTTTTCTGCCTCTTTAATACGAGCATCTATAGTATTATTAAGTTTTCTTTTTTCATTTTTTAATGCACCAAATACAAATGCACCTACTACTGGATTTAATGCAGCAGTTGCACCTGCAGCCATATTACCATAGGCACTTACTTTTTCTGCTTCTTTAATATACATATCTAATGGAGCACCTGCCCAACTACCTGCTTCAGTAAAAGCATTTACACGTGGTTTATCATCTCCACCGCCACCATCATCTTCTGCAGGTGCAGGTGTTTCTGGTGTAGTTTCTGTTGGTGCTTGACCTACAGGAGAATACCCTGCAGGAATAGGATACACAGGTTCACCGTTTAAAAATGGAATAAATAAACTTTCACCTTTTTCATTTTTATATTCACGTACATCTTGATTTGAGGGATCAAACATAGGTGTTACAAACGTACCTGTTTGTGCTTGTACAACTCCACCCTGTGCCATTTCTTTTGGTTCATCTGAACCTTCAACAATAACTATATCAGCCATACCAAATGGCATATCGTCAGGAAGTGTAGCTTCTTCACTGTTACCCATCTGACCCATAGCTTCCATTTTCTTTAAGCCCATCTTAGCTTCTTGACGCATGTTCATAAGATTATTAAGACCAATATATCTTACAACGTCAGCAGGAAAAACAAATTCACCTTCACTTACCATAGCAGGTATATCATCACGAACTTCTTCTTTAGTAGAACCAATAGGCACATCGTTTCCAGATACAGGGTCTACTTCTCCACCCTCATCTTTTAAACCACCTTCGTTAAATAATTCCATTTGTTTTTCTAGCATAGGGATACCACCTTTATTAAATTCAAGAGAATCACTACGGCTTTGTGCAGCCTGAATAGCTTCTTCTAATTTATTGTGTATACTAGTAGGTTTAATTAAACCTTCTTCTAGCATTTCTATTAACTCTGCATCAGAGTATTGTTTACCATTATGTATTGTAGGAATATTAATCCATTTACCTTTATATTCAAAAGTTGTAGATTTTTCAGATACCATTTCACCTTCAGGTGTTTCATAAACATCTCTACCTGTTTGTGTTTGTTTATCTGTTTTCTTTCCTACATCAGCCATTCTTTAGTACTTCATCTCTTAGTAATTTTAATCTACGTAATTGATATACTGCACCTTGTGCTCTATGCACTGACACAATATTATCAGATTGCTCCATTACTCTATGTTGTTGATCTATTAAAGTATCTAAATACTTTTCAAACTTATCCCACTGGGCTTGGTTGCTGACCAACGCCTTGAGCTTGTTGAGGTGCTCCCTGTCCTGCATTACCTGTAAATCCTTGTTCCTGTGGTGTTGGTGCTTGGCCTACGCCTATATTACCACCACCTGCTCCTGATGTATCCATTGGGTTAGCTCCTGCAGGTGCTCCCTCTGGTGCTTGTTCTGCTTGCATACCTTTCATAAGTTCTGCTTGCAGTGCAGCTTCATTCATATTGTTAGTTACTTTGTCAGGGTCAAGGTCAAGAGACTTTGCAATCTCTCTAATAATATATTGAAATTTAGCAAAAGGTGCAAGTGCAGGATTGGAAGATACTTGCAAGAATTGCATTAGTCGTTGGCTACGTACTTCGTTAGCCATTAGTGATTCAGTACCACGTGCTTTAACTTCTAAGTCACCACGCATTTCTGGATCAAAGTCAAACTGCATATTAAATCTAAACAGTCCTTCACCAAGAGGACGTAGTAAGTAGTCATCTATATTTTTAATTACATTCTTAATGCCGCCACTAGCTGCACCCATAAGCATACTAATACCACTAGCAGTTCTACCTACACCCATGACACCAGTTTGTCCATGAGCAAAGGAAGGAAAACCAGTAGACTCATCAGCTAGTACTCGTGCCTTGTCAAACAGTTGTAAGTTCTCACCTGCAACGTTGGGAAACTTAGTGCCAAAGATAGCTTGTCCTGGAGCACCACCCTGTCTTCTAAACACTTTCCCTGGATATACTGATAGGTCTTGACCTGGAACTAAGTTAGTTTCATCTACCTCTATTAGTAGGTTGCCTGACAATACAGCATTATCTACAGCCATTCTCATAAAGCCATTCATAAGTGTTTGTGTATCATCCATATTTTCGGCAATACCTACACCAAAGAATGAATATGGGTTTAGTTCATATGGTACAGCTTGGTATGGAATACGTGCAGGTTTAAATGGATTAAGAACCATACGGATTAGTTTACCATTACAAATCCATACGTTTGCTTGTAGTTCATCAAATGCAGATAGTTCTTCTGGAATATCTACACCTTGCTCTTCAAGCATCTCAACATCACACATACCCCAATACTCAAGTACTTCATATCTTTCTACACCGTGCTCTGGTGCATAGTCAGATAAATCATCTTCCCAGTATTGTTTGTCGTAGTTTTCACCAAGTGATATGGCTTCATCAATAACGGTACTACGAAAGTATGGACGTTTCTTTAATGCTCTCATTTGTGTACGAGAAAGTTTGTGACGTTCAATTACATACTGTGCTTCGTCCATGCTATTTGCATCTGGATCAGGATAGAAGTTCCACACAGATACATGAGATACCTGTGGTATTGTTTTCATTACAGGATTATATTCACCTTCTTCATCCCAGTTAGGATACTCTTTGTCTACAGCAAATGGTCCTTTCATTACACCTGTACCAAACAATGCCATTTCAAATGCAGTGCTTCGTAAATGTTTAGATGCAGAGGACTCTTCTAATTGATCCTGTATTTTCTTTTGCATTTTCTTTGCTGCAATCATTGCAGGACTAAATGTAATAGCTGTTGGTGTTTTACCTACACCCTTTTTAACATTATCTATACCTTCAAACTTATCCTTGATAGGACCAAGCATTTCATTTAATGTTTTAAGTGTAGCACCTGCAGGAAATTCTTTACCGTCACCTTTAAAACCGTAAGGACTACTTTCATTTAATTCGTTCTCACGCATCTGCTCTGGTTCAGCAGGATCAAAACTTACATCTGCAACTACACCCTCTGGTAATTCTGTAGGTTCTATTGATAGAGGAAAACGATTATTAGCAAAAAGTACATCAACGATTTGTCCATATGCTGCCAGAGTTTTTGTCTTAGTAACCTTAATAAAAACCCTAGATTTTTCTGCTTCAGTAAATTGTACATCTGGACCATATATACCTCTATAGTTTCTGTACGACTTTAACCAACGTTCTTCATCTTGCCTACGATAATCCTCAGACCTATGATAACGTTCCATGATAAATGGAATAATTTTAGAAGTATCTGCATCTTCCTCAACAGAGTTATCTGTATCCTCTAATGCAATTGAATCGTCTTCAATAAATATGTCGTTTTCTTCTGCCATTTATTTTTTCCTTAATAACCAAACGTTGCATCTGCTACACGCATACCAACTGAAGGTGTTCCATATGGGTCATAATCAAATACACTAAACCTTGGTCGTGACATTATACCATATCTTAACGCATCATACAAGTGGTCTTCTGAATGTGTATCAATATCTTCTGGATTCTTTTTATCTAACGGTATTGCAGGTAGTTGTGATACTATGTTAGTACAGGTGTTAAAGAAAACTAATCTTGGATTTTCTGTAAACTCATCTACCTGTAATCGTCTATGTATTTCGTTTTTACCTGCAACACGAGAACCTTTTGATCTATCTGAAGGACGCCATCTACATCCTCTGCTTATCATTTGCTCTGCAAGTGACGGTCCAGTGTCTCCACGTTTATGCCACAAAGAACTGTCCAGTACGCCATATTTAATATTACCATCTTCTGCTTCCATGTTTAAAACCATATCTGCAAGATCGGTAGCTAATACTTTACTTACGTATAGTTCTCTATATACAATCAATTGTTCATCAGGTGCTACAGCAAACCACACAACTCCTGATTTACTTCCGTACCCATAGTCACATGCTCTAAACTTGACCCAGTTAGATGGTATTCTAAAAGGCTCAATTACATGTATGTTTCTATCAAACTCTGTAAAGGCTGCACCTTCTTTTATATCCCAGTCACCTTCTAGTAGTTGCCTACGTTGTTGTTCTGGTAGTGACAGTAGCATTGCTTCATAGTCACCTTGTTTAGATAGATATGGGTTATCCGATAATCGTGCAGGTATAAACCTACGTTTGAATAATGCTTTACCTGCTTTCTCATGACCTGCAGGATATTTAAGAACCTCACCTGTTTCTATGTCGGTAGCTTCAAATGGTTTATTTGGAGCAGCAGGATCAATAAACATTTTCTTTACCCAGTGGTGTCCTCTACCTCCTGGGTTAGTGGTAGCTCTCATATACACTGGCAAGTCGGGTGCAGTGGACCGTAGACGAGATCGCATGTAGTTCCATGCAAATGGTGAGGGCCATTGTGTCAACTCGTCAAAGCCTATCCAACTAAAAGCTAGACCTTGGTAACGCAGGACGTCATCTTCCCTGTCTAGGTAGGACATCCACAACCTCGCACCAGAGGGCGCAGTCCACTGCATTTTTCGTTCAGACCACTTTATACCCTTCCAGATTTTAGGATACATTTCTTGTGATTTGAATATTAACTCTCTTAGTTCTTCTGTAGTATGCCGTAGAAGCAGTCCTGAAAAGTCAGGATGACCCATGTACCTCAATGGGTCTGCAAGCATTGCATACGACTTGCCCCCACCTGCACTGCCGCCATATAGAACTTCACGTTCACCTGCAGCTAGAAAGTCTGTTTGTGGGCCATCGTTAGGTTTAAATATAACGTTGTGTTGTTCCTCAACAGGAATCTCCTCAACGATACTAACTGGCTTTGGGGTAGCTTTCTTCTTCAATGGCTTTTGCACCGAGGCGTTTGTTTTCGATTTCTTCTGCCTTGGCGATTGCCTTTTTCGCATAGTCTGCCCATCTGCGTAGGCTTCCAACTTTGTTTTTTCTACGTCTTTCATTATCCAACCGTTTCTTTAATCCTACGTGAGATATAGACCGTCCTGTATTTCTAGATAACCAGTTTGCTACTTCACGATATGAATACTGCTTTAGATATTTCTTTGCCTCTTCAAGCATATCAAGCTCGTGCTCAACAGGCTGAAGTATATCAGGATCGTCCTTATCTATTTCATATCCGAATGGTATTGTTCTTGAGATACGTGGAATTGCAATCCATTCGTTGTCTTCTTTTATGTCGGTTGGTTGGGGTAACTTCCACTTCTGTAGAGGTTTAGTCATCGTCATCCATTTGTTTTGGTGGCATAAGCATTACACCACCCTTTGCTTCTACTTGCATCTTTTCTGTTTTAACTAGACCTGTACGATCAAGTAGTTCTTTGGCAGCTTGCATCTTATCACGAATACCCAACTCAGTAGGATCGTACAATGCACCCACCATAGACATTGCAGCTTTCGGTGCATTACGTGCCATATAAGTCTGCGTTGCATCTAGTATTTCTTCTTTAAGAGACTTTACCACTTCAGCAGATGATGTAGCATCTGAGTATCCTGCAAGTTTCTTTGCGGTCACAATGTCTCCACCTGCTTCGTCAAACAGTACAGCCAATAGCTTTTGTTGCTTTTCTGTTAGTGCTCTTGTCATAGTTTTGATCTTCCAAATAATAATAGAACAAAGTTAAGTATACCTCTGCCCATTTCTGTAGGTGTTGGCAGTAACCATCCTAGTAACAATAGGATCATTACCCAAGGTGGTATGTTTTGAATGTTGAGTTTTTCAACCATACCTGTTTCTACTTCTTTTAAAACTTCTGTAGTTATTACGTCTCTACCTGCAGTAGTTTCTTCTGTTTGTTCTACAGACATTACTGCCTGTCTATTCTCTGCACCTATCTGTGCATTGCTATTTACGGTTGGCCCACCTGATCCTCCTAGCAGACCTAGAGTACTCAAACCACAACCAGATAAAAATAGAACGAGTACTAACCATCGCATTACATCAACTCAAAATGAGGGGCATCAATAAATGGTCTACGCCCTTGTGACCTACGTAAATCTACATATGCCATCATTGCATCTTCTGCTGATCCTTCGTATGTACGAATATCACCTTCACTCCATGCTGCTCCCCACTTAATACTGCAACCTATTTCTTCTGCTGCCTGTTTAAATGCATCACAAATATCATCGTACAAGTTTAGTTCCCACGATACATCTGGACCTACATAGGCTACAACATCTACCGCATGGCTAAAGCCATCGTCCTGTAGTAAATGCTTGGATCGCATCGTCTGAGATCTTCCTGCAGCTACGTTAGCCTTTTGCTCTTCAAAAGTTCGTACACCCTGCGTCACCCCAAAGTCTACCTTTGTTAGTTGAATAGCTCGTTCAACTACTGCTGTCATATCTGGATGTACTCCTTCAAGTCTATCCATTGATCGTTGTGAAAGTCTAAAAGTCATTATCTTCTTCTTCTATTAAAAATTCTACCAATAGCCCTACGATTTGATGCTAAACGTCTTCTCATTGGTGAACGTCTTCCTAGTGGACTTCTACTACGTCTTGCCTGTGTTGGTGACATTCTTCTGTCTCTTAAACCTGTATTTCTACGTCTTGTTCGTGAGCTTCTTTTGTAAATATCAGCTAGTGAAGGTCTACTCCTACGTCTTGCTTGTGTTGGTACTGAAGATCTATTAGTAGGTTTTGCCTGTGTTGGTACTGAAGATCTATTAGTAGGTCTTGCTTGTGTTGGTCTTGCACGACTACGACTTGTTGCCCTACGTTGTAATCTATTAAAAGCACTCATTGCATTTCGTTGTGCTGATCTTCTATTAGAGCTAGGTGTGGGTCTACGTCTGGATCTACCAAATCCCCTGACTCTACTACCAAAAATACTTCTTCTTGTTGGTCTTCGCATTACCTCATGTCCTTTTTCATTGCTAACTTATTGCCCATAGGTTTACCTGCCATATAAGCAGTTGCACCCATATATGCAGCTACGATACCAGTCTGGGCAATATAAAATAACCCAAGCAAATCTGCAAGGGCATTAACTCTTGTATCTGACATCATAGGGGTAAATAAAAATACAGTAAAAATAATCATCATAGCCATAGCTACCCATGCCATCTTTTTCTGAGACTCTGCTTTTTCTTCACGTAGCTCTATCTCAAGCATACGTTCTTTCATTGCTACTTCAGCTTCTGTGATTTCACCATCACCATCTATATCAAAATCTACTACCAATTAGGATCTCCTGTAACGTCTGGAAGTTTTAGCAGCCCCTTTAGGCTGTTTCGAAAATTGTTTACCTGCTGCCGTATCTTTTCTTTTCTTGGCAGTACTTGCTGCGTATTGTGAGCTAGACATTGCTTTGATTGCTGCTTCTGGCAAGTATCGTTCACCAGTTGCTTTTGGTCCTTGCGTAGAAGGTTTACCACTTTTAGTTCTCCACTTTTGTTTTGTCCACCTGTCAAGGCTTTGTTGTGATTTTGCTTTAGCCATTTACTAACCATGCTATAAATATAAGAGCACCTAGTCCTGAAGCTAACAACAAACCTGTAACAGTCCATGTAATAATTGCTTCTTGTATTTCAGCTTTACGATACTCTTGCTCTTTCTTTTGTTTACGTATTCTACCTTCTGTGGCTACAAGTTCATCCCATGCAGATGGACCCATACTGAAACTAATCCAATCTTTAAGTTCCTTACGCATGGCGTCAGCTTTTTTCTTAGCTGTAAATATTTCCAATGCTTCAGCTTCGACTGACTGTCCATTAAGAGCTTTCCACCAAGGGGGGTTTTTGTTTTTTTGTTCTGCATAAGATAGGTCACTCATAGCCCCTGCCCATTGGGTCAACTGTCCTGACATATCTTGCAGGTCTTTACCTACCTGAAAGCCCTTCTTGAGGGCATTAAATGCTACAGTAGCCCCACCGATTATTGTAACTGGGTCCATGTTAGCCTCTAAGTTTTGTAGCCACCGCCTTTGGCTTTATATTGTTTTGCAAGCATTTGGGCTTTACGTGCAGACCACTGACCTGCCTTGCCCCCTTTGGTTCCTGACTTAATGCGGTTAAACAAATTCCTACGCATAGTAGGCTTAGTATAATTTCCTGCCGCATTTA